GGAGGGGGTATGGGGGAACCTAGGTTCCCCCACCACCACTATAATGTTGGTATGAATTTCCACTTTAATTCTATACAAATATTTTTCCAAATTTCGTCTTGTTCTATTCTTTTATCCCGGTCTTTTAACATAGGGAAATGTGGTAGAAATTCATGATGATTTAACAGCTCGCATAATTTATAAATAGTATAATAGTAATTCAAAAAATTTACTCTATCTTTTGGACAATATTTTGAATACGGAGCTTGAATTTGTAAAAATAAATTACATAATTTTTCTTCTAATTCTGGAGTCATTATTGGGGGCTTTATTCCTAATTTTTCTTTTATAAATGAAATGTGCTCATAAAAATTGCTATAGCCGAGTTTTTTTAATATTTCTTTTGTTTTTTCGTTTGTCAATTCGGATAAAGTAATACGTTCTTTTTTTATTTGATTTTTTATATTATTCATGATTTCGTCGGAAATATTTGTCGATTCTTTTGCTTGAAATTGTGCCAAAATTTCTTTAAAATGATTAATTCGTTTATAAACATAATAGCATACCTCTTTCGGCGGTTCCTTATAAGAAGGTTTTTCATTATCTGTAATAACTCTAACAAATTTTCCACAAACATTACAAACACTCATTCCTTCGTTTTCTATATATATAAGCTCTCCCTTGTTACATTTTATGCAAATATCCTGGACATTTATATATGCGTTAAAATTTAGCGACATTGGATCAACGTTTTGCATATATTTTTGAAGTAGGTCGTTGTTCTTATTTATTATTTTATCGTCTTCGTTTTCGATTTTAAAAAAATCATTTAAAATTTTTGTTTTTGTCTTCCCCATACTGACGTTTTTCTTATCTTCAAAATATGTGAATATATACTTTGAATTATTTAATAAATAATCGTTATGTCTTGTTTTACATTTACGTAGTTGGTTTGTTAATGATTTTATTTCATCTACGTAGAGAAGCTTTTGTGAAATATCCAATCCTTTTGTATTCTTTTTATCTTTTAGTTGTTTTATTTTTTCTTCTAATTCGGGAATTAATTTTTTGTCTTCTAAGAATTTTTTACTGAAATCGTCGTGTGTGTCATCTAATGTATTGACTTTTTTTTGCAATACAATTTGACTATCTGTTTTTGGTTTAAACATTTATTTATAACATTTAATAAGGAAAAATCTATATATTAATTTAAGGATTATATTATAATGGAAATTGATCCAATATTTTATAAGGAACTAATGTTTATATACAATTCCTTAGATCAAGGTTGGACCGTGAAAAAATTTAATAATAAATACTTGTTTTCCAAGAAACATAAACAAAAAACCAAATATTTTAAAAAAAAATACCTACAACACTTCTTGAAGAAAAATCTTGAAAATGAATCAAATGAAGGCACATAAAATTTAATTATTTTTAATGTGCATTTTTGAAAATTTTTTTTCTTTAGGAATATTATAATAAATATGGGTGGTGGATTGATGCAATTAGTAGCATACGGCGCGCAAGACGTATACCTCACAGGTAACGCACAAATTACATTCTGGAAAGTAACATACAGACGTCACACAAACTTTGCCATGGAAGCTATTGAACAAACATTCAATGGCATGGCCGATTTTGGCCGCCGTGTAACATGCACCATCTCGCGCAACGGCGACTTGGCCTACAGAACCTACTTGCAAGTTACATTGCCCGAAATTTCGCAAGACTTGTCGGATAAAGATGTATACGCTCGTTGGTTAGATTACCCCGGTGAACAATTAGTTCACACCGTAGAAGTTGAAATTGGTGGCCAAAGAATCGACCGCCAATTCGGCGACTGGATGCACATCTGGAATCAACTCACAATGACATCGGAACAAGAAGTCTGCTACAACAAGATGGTCGGCCACACCACTGCTTTAACTTACATCACCGATCCTTCGTTCGCCGATGTCGATGGTCCTTGCACGAGCGAAGCTCCTGCCCAAGTTTGTGCCCCCCGCAAAGCCTTACCCGAAACAACTCTTTACGTTCCTCTTCAATTCTGGTTCTGCAGAAACCCTGGTTTGGCGCTCCCCTTGATTGCCCTCCAATACCACGAGGTCAAAATCAACTTAGACCTCCGCCCCATTGATGAGTGCTTATGGGCAATGACATCGCTCGCCCAAACCGATGTTCCTATCAAGGTCAACGAGGCCTACTCGTCATCGTTGGTTGCGGCTTCGTTATACGTTGATTACATCTTCTTAGATACCGATGAACGCAAACGCATGGCCCAACAACCCCACGAATACTTGATTGAACAACTTCAATTCACTGGCGATGAATCGGTTGGTTCGTCGTCAAACAAGATTAAGTTAAATTTCAATCATCCTTGCAAGGAATTGATCTGGGTCGTCCAACCTGATGACAACGTCGACTACTGTGCCTCGTTAGAACCTGGTGCGGGCTTGTGCACATTATTGGGTGCCCAACCTTTCAACTACACCGATGCTCTTGACGTCTTACCTAGCGCCATTCATGCCTTCGGTGCCAGAGATGGCGTTGTTGCCGATGAATACTTGACAAGTATTGCCGGCTCGGGCGACACTACTCAACCAACAGTCGGTTTCAACATGTTTGCCACAGGTGCTGCATCGATCTCGGGCGAGTTCGAGAACCTCACTACAGGCGCATTAACCGGCAATCCTTACTTTGATGTCGAAACTGGCCCAGTCTCGGCTCTTTCGGATGCGGGCACATTCGTTCTTTCGGAAACTGCCCTCAACATGCATTGCTGGGGTGAAAATCCAGTTGTCACAGCCAAACTCATGCTCAACGGCCAAGACCGCTTCTCGGAGCGCGAAGGCACATACTTCGACTTGGTCCAACCTTGGCAACACCACAAACGCCACCCAGACACCGGCATCAACGTCTACTCGTTTGCTCTCCGCCCCGAAGAACACCAACCTTCGGGCACATGCAACTTCTCGCGCATTGACAACGCCACACTCCAACTTGTATTGTCGAACGAAACAGTCACAGGCACAAAGACAGCCAAGGTCAGAGTATACGCGGTCAACTACAATGTATTGAGAATCATGAGCGGCATGGGCGGCATGGCTTACAGCAACTAGATTAACAAACATTCTTAATTAACTAATTATCAGCATTAATATTTTACAAAAAATAAAATATTATTGTAAAAGCAATTTAGAGTTAACAAAGTAAATATATTGATGAGTCATTTAACACTGGGAGAAAAATGTGGAAAAGAGTCACTAAATGTAGAATATAAAGAGTTTTGTATACAAGTTCAAAGTAACATTTTCTACAATGAAAACGACATCAAATCTATGATTGAAACCGGAGTATTAGAAAAGGGCTATAATTCATTAATTTATCAGTCGTTGGAAATATATTGTGCAAATGTATTTCCAAAGAATATAGTTTCCTTTTTGAATGCTAATATTGATGGCGAATTATATTTGGGAATAGACGATGCAGGAGAAATTACAGGAATTCCCTTTGTCGGCGATTTTAATGAAAAAACAATCCGAAACATGTTTTATCAAAACTTATCAAAATATATCGTAGATTATGGATCTATTCATGAATATTTGAATATAACCATTATTCCTTTACACATTGACATAAGAAACGGGTTTCTTAATAACGACGTATTGGATGATTTGCTATATAAATATAAAAGTAAAAAAGAGCTGAATGCATTTAAAAAACAAAAATACGAAGAAGATCGCCGTGAATGGATTAAGAAAACAGCGATTTATGAAAAAAAAATTAATTTACTGATAAATACACAACCATCAAGGTCTGAATTGTGTGAATATATCAATCTACATTGCAAAAATTCTTCGACTAAAGCGTCATTAATGTGGTTTTTGATGTCGTCGCAAGAAATTAAGATAGAGGATTACAGTAGAGCAAGCGATTCTTCATTATTTTATTGGGCATGTAGATTTAAAGATGAAAAATTGAATGATCTCTTAGAGGCGCGTCCAGAAAAACCACAAACACCAATTAGAATTCATCCGGAACTTATTTTTAATAAGATTGCTCCTCTTAGATTAAAGTTTCTAGAAAATAATCCTGATTTACATTTTTATATAATAAAAGTCTCAATACGTAGAAATCATAAAAACATTCCTCAATATTATAAACTGCCATATAACTGTGAAAGTTTATATAAAATTAGAAGAATCACACGTGAAAACGAACCATTTTGTTCTGATTTTTAAATAATATTTTTTATCAGATAATATTTGTTTTTTGTAACAAACATTATCAATAACTATTTAACCTAAAAAGGGGAAACCGACCAAGTTGGCACCAATACCAAAGCCAGCACCCGAACGAACCGATGTCGAAATGGTAGGAACGAAAGTGTCTAAAATCGAGAAGGTGCATGCCGCTACAAGGGCCAATGTTAAAATTTCATCTAAGTTCAATTGTTTTCTTGGAACGGCGTATGCTACAGCGCCAACAATTAAGCCTTCAACCATGTATTTGACAACGCGTCTCATTAAATCTCCTAAATCTCCGGGTACCATATTTATATATATATATAGCAGAAAAAAAATACGTTCAAAAGTTATATAAATAAAACCCAATAAATATTACAATGACATCTTTTACAAAAGATTTATTAGACGAAGATCCGGTTATAGCCAGCCAAAAATTCACGTGTTTATCGTTTGTTAGTCCAGAAGAAATTATTAAAAAAAAAGAACTATTCTATTTTGAGAAATTTCTAAAGAATTGGGATTACACTAAATCTATGACAAAATTTGCGGAATTTCTAAATTTCGTTTCATATAAATATAAATTAGATGCAAACGCCTTAATGGCCGATTTTCAAGTTTATGTAAAAGAAGAAGAAGAAAATCTTAAATCATACAATTGTGACGAAGATTACAAAGATTTCATAAGAAAAAATGAAGAAAAATTGGAAAATGAGTTTAGTATTGATAATAAATTTACAACAAATGTTAGAGGAATAAAAGTTCGTGGGTCTTTTTCTACACAAGAGGAGGCAGAAGAACGTTGTAAATTTTTAAGAGAACAAGACCCTACACATGATGTCTATGTTGGACAAGTTGGTATGTGGATGCCGTGGCACCCAGACGCGTATAAGACCAATCGTGTTGATTATTTAGAAGACGAATTAAACAATTTAATGAACGAAAAAAATAAAAACGAAGAAAAGGCTAAATATGAATTTGATAGACGTGTAAAGAATGCTAAAATTAATGCTATAGAAGAAAATAAAAGAAAAGCCGCGGAATCGGGTAACAAACTTACACAGAATGTAACAGAAGATGGTAAATTATTTAGTGTTCAAGACAGCGATGGTAATCACATATCGGTTTCGGACATTGAAAAGGAATTATTTGATAAGTCTGAAGTTCGCCTAAAAGACGACAAAGATATTAAAATGAAGGGTCAACCTATTAACGAAGAAAAATAAAATTGAATTATTAAAAAAATCTTATAAATTTAATATGGCGAAATACTTAGCTCCCGGAACATATGATTTTTATTCCATTGACGAAGGCGATTATTTGTGGGGTATTTTACCAAGCGTGGAGTTAATTTCAGGACCGCCCCCTCTGTTGCGTAGACACTGGGCGACAGATGATACCGAGTGGCTTCCACGCCCAGTGAAAAATTCAAAAGGAATAGTTGTTGGTATGATAGGCGATAGATTTCATTGGGTAGAAAAAAAGAATCTTTTTGTGGATAGTATAAATAAACTCTTTGTAAAAAATAAATAAAATTGTAGTATATAAATAATGACAAAAGTTTTTACGGATTTTTTAAAATATATAAAAGGTATTAATAGATTTAGAGCATTATTTCTTTTTATAGGTTTAGTAGTCGTGTTATGTGTCATTTTTTATAGATATTTATATAGTGGAATTATAGAGCCCTTTAATTCTGATATCTCTTCTTTCGATATAAATCCGGCTACTAATGTTTATGGTTTGACCGAGAAAAACGAGGCTTTTAATTTTTTTGTTGTAAAAAGAGAAAATGCCACAGGAGAGAATAATTATGACTATCAAATTATTCCTTACACGTGGAAAGGGGAGAATAAATGGATTAGTTGGTATGATCCTTCTGCTAATAATGAAGACATATATCCATTGTTCGATTATTCTTCGCAAATATCTGGAACAGATATTCCTACTTGGGAGTTTTTGGTGGATGCATCACAAACCTATATCATAGATAGATTTGTAAGTAAAACCGTTAATCTTCAAGGGCTAACTGCTAGTAGTGTGCCATCTGATAGCTATATTAAAGATTTATTCAATAGAGAATATAATCAACCAGAACATTTATATGTTTGCACAGATTCGTCGAGTGTAATTTGCGAGGAGGCTAGTAATAATTTATGGTATTCGCAAAATTGTGAAACCGACCCCTCTCATTGCTATACGAATGCTTATGGTGAATTAACTCCTTATTTTGATGAATATGACAATAATGCTAGACAATTTTTCAAAATTACAAATAATATAGACGCATCATATAGCCAGATTACTTCAGATACAATTGTTACAGATATGGGTAATTGGAATGATGTATCCGGAACTCCTTATTTGTTTGATAGTTTTTTTGAAGATCCGGCTGTGAATTATTATTTAATTAATGATGAAAATTCCACTACATTTAATGTTCCTGAGCATATTTATTCCCAGCTTCCAATAAATACCGGCGCCTCTTCGACCCTTACATATAATTCTTCCTTGGGAACATATTGTGGTAATGTTTGCTTCAAACAAAATAGTGTGCCTCCAACCTCATCTACCCCCTCTTCATCATAAATATTTTATTTTTACAAATGATATGCGAATAAAAACCCTGAAAACTAAAAATAGATAATGCTGATAACATTAATTTATGAATATTGCGATTATAAATTTTGTGCGGATTATAAAAACAATTAACATAACTATACCAAATCAATACAGGTATTATTCCATTTCTTGCACATCCTTTTTTCCCTTTGTTTTTTTTATATGTAAGCGCAATTATGAGTGGTAAATGATGAAATATAAAATCACCAATCATCAATAAAAAGCCTTTTACTACTATTTTTCGCTTACCTATTCTTATTTTATAAGCGTTCTTGTTTATATATACCGTATATCCACCCATTATTGAGGTTGTTATTAAGGATGCATGTAACGAATTTGTATAGGGTATAATATTTGAATATGCCGCAACAGACCAACAAAAATTCCAGATTGTCCAATATTTTAATACCATTTAATTGATAAATTTCTTGTCTTTATTTCATTATCTTTTAAATATTATTCGAATAATATTGAATAATATTTAAAAATATTTAAAAATATTTATCTCCGCGTGGCTTTTTTCACACTAATAGTAGGGCCGGCATTTTTCTTTCTAGATGAGTTTGGATCATATGGTGCATCATCATCGGAATCTATTTCCTTTGAAAAATCCCAAAATTCTTTAGAGCCCAATTTGAATGGAGGATGCGAATCCGCCTTATACCAGAATATTTGATCTCTAAGTTGATTAGATTTAGCATTATTGTCGATTACTAAACATTCATAATTTTCCGTGCACTGATCCATTACTTGACAAAATGACTCAAATGTAGGGAACATACCAGCATAATTTTCCCATATTCTACGACGATTCGCGATATAAGGTTCGCGTAATATGAAAACATAATCAATATTAGTCCGGAGATTGGGTGGAATACCCAACGGATATTGCATGGTGATACATAACATTATTTTCCAATGTCTACCATTCATGAATAACGCTCTCATGAGCTTGTCTTTTGTCCATGTAGCATCATATAAACAATCATCTAAAATACAAAATGTTCGTGGATCTACCGATTTCGATTTAGCAACTAAGCCCTGTTTTTCCTTTTTAAGATTTCGTAAGACAACTTTTTGTCGTTTTAATATATTTTCTATAATTGCTGTATTGTATTCGTCATGAATAAAAACTTTTGGAATATGTTCTGAATAAAATCCATTTCCGGCCTCTGTTCCTGAAATAACAGTTCCTATAGGAATATCTTGTTGATAATAAAGCAAATCTCTTACCAAATATGATTTTCCCGTGTCGCGTCTTCCTATTAAAACTACGACTGGTCCGGCATTTTCATTTGGGTTGAATTTTATCGATTTCATATCAAATTTCCTTAATTCTAGGGTCATGTATATATATAGAAGCATATATATATGCATATAATAACGCAGTAAAACGTTTATTTTACAAATAAAAAGTAGAATATTATAGAAAAATGCAAATAGACTATTTTATGTTAGATGATTTAGAATGTTTAAATTACGAATCCGCAAATTTGACTAATGTCCAATGTTATAATCCTATTTATTCAAAGTTTTTTTCAGATAGTGTTGATGAATATGATAAAATAGTATTGAAATCAAAATATAACTTACTAAAAATCTCAGATAAGAAATCATATAATGAATTTTGCTGTGAATGTGTGGATTCTAATAAAAATCTTATTAATAAAGAGGTATTCTTTAAGTATGCATGTTTATTTGATCCTGTGCAACTTGCAATGAATAAAATACCTCAATTAAAAGATGATTATAAACAATTACCTAGCAATAATAGTGAGGAAGGTTACACATATATACAAAGTGAACATAATACAGCATATATTGATGGTTTATTCACTTATGTAACCAGTAAAATGTTAAACGAACACGAATTTATTCATGGTATTCAGTTTTACGGTTCATTTATTGGATTAAAAGAAGATTTCAAATACAATGTTTTTGATGAATTGGATGTGATTGTTGACTCAAAAGATTTTAAAAATAATATAAATAAACTTTTTACCATAGACAGTTGTTTTAACACTATATTACTTGAACATGGTATGAAAAAACCCGCATTAACAATTGGAGATAATATAGATCTAGAGGCCGATGAAATTAATGTAACGGACATTGCTATTAAAGAAAATGATTGCAGTTTTGACGAAGTTATCTTAGATGAATTTGTAATTACAGAACCAACTGAGGGAGAAATTAAACTAAATCCTAGAAAGTTAAAAAATGAAGACGGAGATGAAGACGGCGATGAGGGCGGTGATGAGGGCGGTGATGAGGACGGCGATGAAGAAAGCGACAATGATAGCGATGATCGTTCATCTTTATCATCAAACACAACAAAAGATGACGAAGAAGGCGAAGACGACGAAGGCGAAGACGAAGACGAAGGCGAAGACGACAGCGAAGACGACAGCGAAGACGACAGCGAAGACGACAGCGAAGACGACGACGAAGACGAAGACGAACCAATAATAAATATGTATATCAAAAATTATCCTGTAAATGTTATTGCTATGGAACCCCTTAACAATACATTAGAGCAATTGATGAACTCAGAAGAATTAGACAAACCTCGTTGGAGTGCTATTTTTATGCAAATTATTTTCATTTTAATCATGTATCAAGATTTATTTGATTTTACACACAATGACCTCCATACATCAAATATTATGTTCAAAGAAACGGACAAAGAATACATATATTATTATTACAATAATACCTATTACAAAGTTCCAACATTTGGTAAAATTTGGAAAATAATAGATTTTGGTAGAAGCATATACACATTAAATAATGTCACATTTTTCAGTAATTCTTTTTCCAAAGATGGCGATGCTCATTCGCAATATAATTGCGAACCTTTTTTAAATCCCGAACGCAACATTGTTAAACCAAACAAGAGTTTTGATTTATGTCGTCTAGGATGCTCATTATTTGATTACTTTTTTGATGAAATAGACGACGTCGAAGACGAAAACAACGACGAAATTCAATTATTAATTAACGAATGGTGTTTAGACGATAAAGGAAGAAACGTGCTATATAAAAAATCAGGAGAAGAAAGATATCCGGATTTTAAGTTATATAAGATGATCGCACGAGAAGTTAATAATCACACACCACATATGCAATTGGAAAATGATTTATTTAAAAGTTTTATAATATCAAAAAAAAAATACGAAAAAAATAAAAAACCGAAAATCATCAATATTGATGAAATTAAAGAAAATTTTTTAACAAAATAATAATGTTCTATATTAATGGAAAGTGAACTAAATATCCTTTGTTTTCATGGAATAGACAATGACTCGGCCGAAGTTCTAAAAAATTCAAAATTAATAAATCAATTACAAGAAGTTCTCAATCTTACATGTTTTTATCCTGTATATCACAGTGCTCCAAACAAAACAAAATTTTACAATAATTGGATCGCTAGTCAAGATATAGATCATTTTGACGTATTATTGGCTTATACAAATGAAGGATTAGAAGAAATGTTAGAAGTAATGAAAAAAACTAAAAGCAAAAAAATGAAAAAAATAAAAGGAATTATTTTCATAAACAATTACAAAAAATTAGAAAATAATTACAAAGTGCTAAACTTATATAAGTCAGACAATGAAAATAATTGCGATGATAATATTACATCGATTTCCATTATTTCAATAGAAAAAGAGTTACAAGGCGATAAATTGTTTGAGATTATCGACTGGTTTGAAAATTTTGATTAAAATCCGGGTTTATCGGTAAATATTTCGGTTGGGGTTACGTTGCCATTTGTTGTAGAACCGAATATCTTACTGGCAAAATCTTTGTAAAAATATTCGTTTAAAAAATAAGTAACGCCTCCACTAATAGAAGCCACAATTGCGGTTTCTTTAATAATCTGTTTAAATTCATTATCTCTTTCTAAAGTATTTTTCTCCGATAACATAGATAAATATTTGTATACAAAAAACAAGACAGAAATACCCAACGAAGTAAGCGCGTATAAGAGCATCATTATTTATATAAAACAAATAATGATTTTATTATTGTTTTACGCATTAATTCGTATTTTTACTAATTAAGATAACGTTTCAACGCCTAACAAAGCATCGTCTGCGTCCTCCAAATCTAATATATTTATTGTATTATCATCCGGTAATCCCGAAAAGGTGACGTTGTGTTCTTTTAATGTGTCTTCTTCTTTATTAATATTTTCACTGAAGTCGGTTTCTGATGTTAACATATCAGATGGACGTGGAACTTCTGCTTCTAATGAGAGCGGGAGCTCTTCTTCTAATATAGGATTGTATTCCTCAATTTTTTCATGCGATTTAGGCTCCATTGAAAATGTTTCTTCGGGCATAGTTTCCATCGAAAATATCTCCTCTGGGGGCGCTATTGCAATTTCGTCGGGCACATTATCACTTACAAGATTATGTAACGGTTCTTGGATTTCATTTTCACTTGCGGGTGTAGGTGTAGGTGTAGGTTGTATTTCTTGTGTAGGCTCGGTTGTTTCTTTGGGTTCTTCATAAGATTCTGTAACACTATCTTCTAAATACGCCCTCAATATGTCTTCTACTGGCATAGATTGTCTAACTGTTTCAATAATATTTTCTTTTATAATTTTGTCCACCTTATTGTAATTTTGTTGAATTTTAATTGGTAATAACTCTTGTTCAAACAAATATATATTGGAATAAATATTTCGCGCGCAATTAATATAAACTTTGTGTATAAAATCCTCTAATTTTGGGATATTAATGTTCACATCTTTTTCAGTTTGTCCAACTCTTACACACGTTAATGCCTTTAATTGAATAATATGAACACATGCTATAAGATCCGATATGTAATTACACTGGGTTGTTTCTATAATATTTTGTGTTTCATTTTGAATAACTTCATTGTTCCACTTTGGAATTTGCACTAAAAGATTTTGAAATGTCATTAAATACTTATTAGGTTGATTCATATTTTCCGACATTTTTACCGCTTCATCAAATAAAGTTTTGAAACCTTTAAAAATACATGGTGTTAGCATAGTAACTAAACGAGCTACCCATTCATTTTTTGATTCATGTAAATTTTGAAGTTTAAAATCATCCATTTACATATTTATAAATAAAAATAATAGAAACAAAAAACGAATTCTTAAGTAAATATTTTAATTAATATACATACAATTAAAATTTTTTCACATTTTATTACATTTCGTAGTTGTTCTATTTCAAATAGTTTCTTATCACAAAAATTTTTTTTTATAAGATATTCAATAAAATGACGGGCACAATAACCTTTATCGTATAAATCTTGTGCTATTTTTGTATATGTTTTTAAATTTTTCTCTTCTTGTTCAAATTTTTTCATATATTGTTTCAAATTTTCTAAACGTTTGTTTTCTAACTCGTCGAAACATTTACTTTTGTTGTAATAATGCATATTTGTAAGCTTATTATCTATTTTGGGTAATGGAATATAAAGTTCGCAAAATCTAGAAATTAATGGATTAAGTAGTTTGTTTTTATCGTTTATAATTATAAAAAAACGCGTTTTATTGGAGAATATTTCAATGGTTCGTCTAAGGGCAGATTGAGCATCTATTGTTAATTTATCGGCGTTCAATAAAATTATTGACTTGAATGTATGATGATTACAATTTATTTTCGCAAAATAATTAACTTCATCTCTTATAAATTTAATTCCTTTTCCATGACCACAATCCACATACATCACTAATTCTTTTTCCGTATTTCCATACAATTTTCCTAGAAAGTTTTTGACCAATGTTCTTTTTCCTGAACCAGTTGGTCCATGTAATAATATATTTGGCACTTGGTTTTTATCTATAAAATTGTCTAATTGTGCAACAATTGGTTGATGTATTTTTAACATATTATTATCTTATTCGCGTTATAGTTTTATATCTAAAATTGAAAATAAAATACTAGTATATTTTCCAATGTATTAAATGGCCGAGTTTCCCGATAATAGTGACAATAAAGTAATTAATGACCTATTGGAACGGGTTAAAGCATTGAACGTTGTTGAAAAAGAAACGCTTCTTAAGATTTTAAACGCAAAACAGCAAAAACCCAAATCTATCAAAGAAAGACGAGATATTGTATTGGTAGATGATACTAGTGACGAGGAAATCGCAAAGGCGCCCGAGAATTCAACCAATGTTAAAAAGAAAAAACTACTTATTGTAAAAAAGGGTTAATAACAAGACTAGTTATACATAAAATGTTCTTTAAATTTATTTTTTGTTCGGGATTTTTCGCATACGCGCATGCGTTTATGTATAGTGGATCGACGCCTCCGCTTGGATTTTGGGATCCACTTGATTTATCAAAAGATTTGGAAATTGGACACTTGGCATTCGTAAGAGAATCTGAACTAAAACACGGAAGATTGGCAATGGTTTCATTGTTTGTTATGCCATTAATCGAAAAACAAACGCATCATCCATCATTAGAATTATTTACAACATTGGATGCAAATAAAAAGGCCCTAATTGTTTTTTCATTGGGCTTATTGGAATTGCATACAATGTTAAGAGGGTGGGAAAATCCCTTTTTAAATACAACAAATTTATTCAAACTTAAATCGGATTATGAACCGGGTGATTATGGAATAGGTATTATTCAGCAAATGGGCTATATAGAGCGCGAAGATGCAAATAATGTGGAATTAAATCATGGGCGGCTGGCCATGATTATATCTATTATTTTAATAGCTATTGAACAGTTTAATAATGTTCCATTATTCGCAACCAAAGGGATTGATTTAGTGGTTTAGAATATATTTTCTTGAAAATATTTATCCAAGCTAAGATACCCGTTTCCTTGTATTTGGAACTTGCCTTTATTGTAATAATATTTTGTATCCGATTCTTTATATTTTACAAGAATATTGTCTGGGGTTGTTTGAGGCAGCTTATTAATATCGAATATGATGTCAAATGGATATAATTCTTTATTTTTCGAAATAATGCTATATCTTGACGATTCGTTCATTTTTCTCGCCGCGGCAGATATAAATATATATTGTTCATCGCTGTTTTTGTGTAGGGTTAGTAGGTGCATATTATTTTCATTTAGCCCATTTGGATTGTTTGATAACAAAACCACTGGAATTTCATATTTCGTAGCAAACATCCATATATCTAAATTAGTAATATAAAAGTCGTCGTTTACGACGATTTGTTCGAATTTGTCACCAAGTCCTATTTTTTTTGCTATTTTTACCTTGCCCTGTTTTTTTACAAATTTTATAAAAGTGTCGGGATAGTTCGCATTAAATTCTTCGTATAAATTCACTATCATTCTCCTTACATCTTTTACATCTATGAGAGGCGTGGGGGTATTATATGTGTTGTATATGTCCCGTAATAATTCAAGCGAACGTTCGGGGGACCCTATATAGATGCGCTCGTATGTATTTTTAGGAAAGGCGTTGAATAATTTATTGGATTGATTGATGGGAGTTGGTGTGCCGCCTTCTTTTATTTTTGATTGTTTTTCTGGTGCTTCGGCTATTTCCATTGACACCGTGTTTTTCTCTTTGGAACCGTATAATGAAGTCGCGTGTTCGTATTTTTTAGCAAAGGTGAATGAAGATTCTAGTGATGGAATAAGTGAATCAAAAAGTGCCGGAGTCATTTCGCTGTCGTATAATAACATTTCGTTGGAGTTTAGCCGCAGATTCTCCGATGGTAGAAACAGATTATGTTTTGGATTAAAAATGAAATTGTAGGTTGTTCTATATCTTAATAATTCATCCGCCAATTTATTATAATAATTTTCTTCGTTATTGCTCTTATTTATTAGGTTTTTATCGGGTAATAACATTTTCCGCTCACTATCACAATACGGTTTTATGGTGTCGTCGCATAACTCAACGCGTTCTATATTTGTTAATGTAGTTTGATCATAATCATGAAATTTTACATAATCTTTCAGCAGAATTTTAATAATCTTTGTTAGTGCTTTTAGTTTATCATCATGAGACATGGTTGTTTTTACTATAATGTTTTCTAAATGTATACGGTGTTTATTATTGTTGGGGTGTGTTATGCGTTTTTTGCTAAGTAACATAAAGACATTAAAAAAGTCTTGTTCTAATTTTAATTTGTGGGAAAACGATGATTGTAGTGTCGCGTTATTATTGTTGAATATAGATAAATCAACCGTGTTTGGATTAGTGGAATAAATTATTTGTAAAGGCTGATTTCTGGGCAAATTTGTTATATCTTCTGGAGGGTTTAATTGTATGAATTGTTTTGTTTCGGTATATAATCCTACTATTTTTCCGTATTCTTCTATCAATAGACGCGGTTGACACTTTATTGATGATATTTCTGCTTTTATTTTATCCAAAAATTCTATCGTGTCGTTGTAATTTGACATTATAGCCATGTCATCTATGAAAAGATACTTCTCATCTTTTTCCAGGTTTATTGCAGAAGGATAGCATGGTAAATAACCTACCATTGATTTCATTTTTTTCGTTGTTTTTATATGCACGCCTATGCATTTATAATCAAAGTTCATAACGTATGCGTTGATGGTTTCAGTTATCGGTTCTATTTTTTTCAATAATACCGATAAGGTATTATTTTCCTCAAATTTAAATTTATCGGGCATACTTGGCATTTTAAATGGGTTGCACTTATCATATAAATGTCGTTTTATTGTTTTTATTGTGTCTATTATTTCTTCTGGAATCATTTTTTCATTTTCAAATAGTGGGTCATATATTTTTTCTCCGCTTTTCTTTTTCTTGAACAATATAAGTGTTTCATAAAGAAGTTCGTTTTTTAATAAAATTATTGATTTTTTATTTTTGTAGTAAATATGATTACTATATTGATTGTATGGACATATAATATCAACGTTGTTCGTAGAATCGTTATTAGTAAGGTCCAATATTAATAAATTAACACCACCTTCGTCAAATAGTTTTGAATCAGGAGAACATACAATGTCCCATAAATATTTATAATCAATGTATTCGTCGTCGCTTAGTAAATATTTTTTGAAATATTCAAAGGAATTCACAACGTTTTCAAAGAATTTCTCATGTTTTTTTCCGATTTTTTCAAATAATAGGGAATCTGTATATTTTTCGGGACTCGTCTTAGGCGCGATAATTGGATTTTCGTCGATGGCTTCTTGTCCTTCTTCTTCTCCTTCAACTTCTTCTTCTTCTCCTTCTCCTTCTTCTTCCTTTTCCAATTTTTTCAGGATTTTCACCTTTTTAATTATGGTTACGTGCTGTTGAGGCGTAGACGATTGTTGGAATATTTGCACAAGTGACCCGTTTTGCAAGCTTAAAAATATGTCTATTGTCAAAGTGTCGACAATTACCTTTTTGAATTCCGATAATGTAAAGTTTTTGTCGTTTATATGATTGTATATTTTTACTAGCGCCTCTACAAAAGATTGTTTCTCATCGTATTTAATGCCCAATCTCAATAAGCAAGTAGTATCGTCTTTTATAGCATGAATATTATTTCCTTGATCGCATGTATTTGAATCAAAATTAAAGAAAAATTGTAATTTTTCACTAAGTCTGCAAAGTTCGCCGTCTTTCAATAATCCAATTGCGACTTCGTTGTATATATAATCGGTATTTTGATTAGAGCTTTCTTCTTCGTCTGGTACATTTGGTAAAAAATTTTTAAATCCGTCTTCGCTGTAACTCCAATTTTTAATGTTTTTTGTGCATTTTTTCATTCTCTTTACTTGCGCACCACTTATTTTCATGTCCTTGTTGTATTTCATACAACATGGCATACAAAGCTCGTTTGGATGTTTTTCGCTCTCTATAAGCCCTGGATAATGCCATTGATATTTATCGTTACCAGACGAATCTTTTGATAAATGTTGTGTTTTATGACGAAATTCATATATGGATTGTTTTTCCGGTAATTCTTCCATTGTTTTAGGAACATTGTTGTATGGTATAACCAATTCTTCCCCGGCCTTCTTTCTTCTTTCCACTTCATCTTCGCTCAATGATGTCTTTTCGGCGAACGACCAATATCTAGGACATATGTAGTAAGCTTCGGTTTCTGGAGTGCTGCCATATTTTATATGTCCGTAAAACGAGTCTGGGTGATTTTTATTAATATAATCGAATTCATCTTTTCTTAACATTACTGGTTGGCGTTTGTAATTAGGAGGGCACGCTTTTGAATATGCAGCAAATTTATCATTTGGACCTTGGGATTTTTTTGGAAATAATTCGGGGTCGTTGTCATACATTTTTTGGAAAAATGGCGATGGATTTTTTAAACTCGTTTTACCCTTTTTATCTGCTGCACCACCCGATTGCTTACTTTCATCTTCGTCGAATTCGTCTTCCTGGAATTCATCTTCGTCGAATTCGTAATCGTCGTCTATATCAAAGTCATCAAATTCGTTTTTATTTTCTTTTATTTCTTTTATTTCTTTTATTTCTTTTACTTCCTTTTCCTCGTCGGCTTCGGTTATTTTCTTGCAATTTTTTTCTATTAGATCTTCGTTTATTTTGTTTTCGGCGTAAGAAAAGATAAATTTTAAATATGTTGATAGCACCTTCAAATATTTAATATTGTTTATATTTGTTATATTTATTGTCATTGTATTCTTTATTTTGTTTATGATTCCGTTTAATTGAAACCCGGGGTGCTTTACAGTAGACAATTTCATATTTTGATAACGGTCGGATTTGAAATCCAAATCTTGCAATATTTTAGTCACTTCTTTTTCTGCAACCTCGTATGTCATTTCGCTATTACTTACTATCAAATATTCTATCAAATCGCCAACATTTTGCGTCTTCTGCATGTGGTTTAATATTAATTTTTCATTTGCTTCCAATATTGCAAAATTCGATAGTTTTTTGAAGACCATTGTAAAATGATTTTGTTTTGCGTCGTAGTCAATAATGTTGAATGCTTGTGACAAACACGGGAATATTGGTTCTAAAGAAGCATCTTTTAACATATAATTTCCTGTGCATTCATAGTTTACGTTCAATATTTCCACTTCATTATTATCAAATGTATTGAATGTTTGGAATATAAAACCATATTGATCCAAATAATTATTGATTTTCATTAACAAATTATTTAAATGAACCTGTAAAATACTTTCCAGATTTAAAATCTTCATTTGATTATTCATTAGCAAAGTCACATGTAAAATACCACTGTCATCGATTTCACATAAAAATGTTTCTACACTCTTTTCTTCTGGTATGTTTATGTATATCGACAATTTGTTTCCGAATCCGTAATTATTTTTTAAATCTAGTATTTTCCGTTTGTTTAAATACGGGACTTTTTCGTTATCGTCGGTCAATTTGTTTGAATAAAGTTTTATCAAATTTTCTATACGCAAACCCGGGTTGAGTTTTATGAAAGGATATTTTTCTGTTGCGTGTAGGAAATTGAATAATGTTCGTATTGGGAAATTTATTGTAGTTGCAGAATAAATTTTGAAAACTATCGTGTTTATACCTTCGACTTTTATTTCTTCGTCTTCATAGGATTTTATGAAATCTAAGGATGATTGATCATTTGCAAAAATTTTATCATTTGCATCTTCTTCTAGATCCGTCAATTGACTTAATAATTTGACATTTTCTTTATACAAAAAGGGGAAATATGTTTTGCTTATAAATTCCGAATGTTTTGGATCACTATATAATGAAAATAAATCACTAGCTAAGCAGAAATAAATACTATCATCGTATATGTCTACTATATCCAATAAAACTCGATTCATTTGCGTGTCAACTAGTATTGGGTTTGTAAATGTATCAATATTGTATGGGTTGGTGACAAAAAAACTACCATTTGACAAAACACTCAATGGAAAATACATTAATTGCTGATTATCGAATCCCAAACTAACAATGTCGAAATATTCGTAAAAATCCTTTTCTCCAACCATGTCCAAGTTTATATTTACAAAGTTTTTACAAAATTGCTCTAAAACCGGTCTTGTAATTTTAAGGGTGAAATTTTTAGATAATTCTTTGTATATGCTTAGCGAAGAGGTTGATTTATTAGTTTTCGTAAACAAATACAATTCTTCGTATTTTTTAGGTCGTATTTTGGGGTCAAGAGAATACAAAATTTTCTTCTGGATTACACCAATAGTATCGTCGAGATAAATGGGAAATTTTAATTCTATTCTTTCAGACGTCTTTTGTGTCTGATAAAATAATTTCATATTATTATATTGGGATATATTTATTTATAGGATTCCTCCTATAAATAAACCATGCTCATTTATTGGATCGACCGAACTTCACATCGTTTTCTATATACCTCGTTTATCCAATAGTATTTGTATAATTTGTCAAATCGTAAGGAATTGTCTTTCATAAAATCGTCGTAGGTTTCGTCTAAAAAATCGTCTGTTAATACGCCCCACCTATGAACTATTAACACCGGTAAATTAATATACAAATCACAAGACAAAGAATATAATACAACTGGTATTGTCCCTACCAACAATGCTTTCCAAACTAAGCTTTTGTCATTATTATTTATTAATACAAATTTGTATTTTATTAATTCATCGTATGATATTAATCCTTTATCTGCCGGAGATAATATCTTTTTTTCTTTTAAACTCTTATTATGAAAGTTTATAACCGGGCTTTTAAAATGCAAATCATTATGTGATGGTTGTATAGGATATGTTTGTATTTTGAAATTACTATTAAATTTTTCTTCACAATACCAAACAACCAAATTAGGATTTTCTAGTAGTTTTTTTATATCTTTGTTCATACCACTATAGTTATTGGTAAATAAAATGAACGGGTAAAAAATATTGGCTAACATAGGAAGATATTCTTCAAATACATTTCCTTCTATAAATATTATTGGTGTAGTTACATTGTGAAAAACCGACAACAATTTACTCGTATCTTGAACAACATCTATGTAGATGTCTGCAAAAGATTTTATTGTATTTATGTCGAAGAATGGTATATTATCTTGCATACTAAGTTATGATTACTTTATTTTAAAGTATTTTTACCTAATTAAAATGTAATTTTTGCCAGGGTTGACTTATAGTCGCTTGGTGTTGTCTTTTTAATATCAAATTTGAAACCATATTCGTCGCGCGAATTTGAATATTTGTTTACATTTGCTTGGTGTGCGTTTTGTATAGTAGAAGCTTTAACATCAGACGAACTATATTTATAATTGGCAATATATATATGTTTGGTCTCCTCGTTCGTGCCATGACCGACATAAATAGGTTGGTTATATAATTGCTTAATAGACACTGGCACTGAGAAGGATTGTTTTAAATACCCATCTTCATATATTTCACATACGCCGCTGTCGTCGTCGCCTTTAGATAGTCTAACTACATAATACACCCATTTATTTAAAGGGATTTCTATAGATACTCCCCAATTTTCGCTGCCGTTCGTTCCTTCTTTAACTACCAACGTGTCGTCAATTTCTCTATAGCAAATTATTAAACCCGACGACGACGCATAGTCCCCCCGCTCGACAATATTAGTTTCGTGAGGGAGCGCGTTGGAAATATCGGCCTTATCTATATAAATCATAAAAGAATGCGCAATAGGAGTTTCTAATGTAAGTGCAGTATTGTGTTGTGATTCAGTTATATATAACGCCTCTACTGTATTTTCTTCGAATGCTGTTTGCACTTTTTGTAGATTTCCACTGCTTGATTTTGTTGCAAAACCATAATATAATACAACCATTATTAAAATACACAAAACAATTATCAAGTAATTCATAATATTTCTTATTATGATATATCAATATTTTATTCTTCTAAGAAATCGTTATCGTCGTCGTCGGGAATATCGCCCATATCAATGGCCTCCATAAAATCTATATCATTATCGGGGTCAATATTCGAATCGTTTCTTTCAAAAACGTCCCCTAATAATCCATACATAAAAGAATCTTTATCATATTTTTCGGAATTACGTTCGTCGTCGTAGTCGTCTTTTTCGTAAACACGCACGTTTTTACTTTGCCCTTTCGATCTCCAACCCAATCCATACTTTTTAAATTCATTGTCTATAATTCTTTCTTCTTCGCCCATATCTTTTAACATATTAGTTACGGTTAATTTCTCGGATTCTTTTATTCTATTTACGTCGTTATATATTTTATCGTATGAAGTATTTATTAAATCAAAAGAAAATATGTTGAAACCATCGTAAATATAATCAGATACACATGTTAATGCATCGCTTGTATTTAATTCTTCTGCTAAATCTATTAACATCTTTGCCGAAAACATATTCAAATAAAGCAAAAGGATGTATACGGTATCATCGTTGTAACTATCTTTTGACAGTAAAATTATATCACACAGTTCGCTAATTCCTTCGGTATTTTTACTAAATATTTCAAATAATTCTACTATTAAATCTTTTTGTAAACAACGTTCATATTTCTCTAAAAAATAATAGTAAGATTTTATATTATCCTTTATATCATTAGAATGGATATTCGAAACATTCCAGTGGTCTGGAATTTTTGCCGGGTCGAATACTTGATTGTTTAACAACATGGCTGGTAACGTTTTATACATGAATTCTATTTGATTTTTTATATTATGTAGTGCGTTTTGTTGTGTTTCTGCTGCAGGACTGGCGAAAATATTCACTTCATCTTCGCTTGTTCTTATTAGCTTCCATCTTTTGTCAATTTCGTAAATACTTTCAAACAACATATCCAACTGTTCATTTAATTTCTTTTTATTTGAACTTCTATATGAACAAGAGTCGGTAATATATGTTTTAATAGTTTCTTTATCCGCATTTAGATTTTCAACTGCGATGTTTTCAATATCATTTTCATTTGTTAACAATGTATAAAAGTGATTCACTACCACACTTTCCGGAAATTTATTGAGTAAATATATTAGTTTATCTTGGACTGGCGTTATTTGTTTGTAGAAAATATCTGCGTCGCGAATTTTTTCTTCGTAATTTGCTGTATATATTTTAGAAAGCTCTTTTGCTGAAACTGTTATATTAAGTTCTTTCATTAATTCGTGAAATAATAACTTTGATTTTGGTATATCATCTGGCAGCGTCGGGTACATAACCCGCAATGATTCTTCTACATTTGATAAAGACGAAAATACGAAATCATTAATAGTTTTTTCGTTTTGCATAACATCTGCAAATAAATCAAAATAGTTCAGACCATATTTTTTCCTATGAAAGTAGCTTATCGGGTAATATTTTTCATCTAATAATTTATTAATTATTTGTAGTTGTTGAATATCTTCATAAATTGGTTTATGAATGAAGAAATCGTAATTTTTATTTATTTTCTCTTGAATTGGATCAATCACGAGGTCGGATTCATCAATAATCCTTTTAATTAATGTCTGTATGTTATGGTTCAATGATATTGTATAATAATATGCTTTTGTTTGTAATGCGCTATGCGACTGATTTTTATAGTTTTTAGTTAAAGTAAAAAGTATTTTATAAGGTTTCTGGGGCGGCAAAAAATCGTCTAGTTTTTTTAATAATATTTCTTTTTCTTTTGCCTTTCTTTTTTCTATGTAGCTCAAATAATTTATTTTTTTGTTTATTTTTTTCATTGCTGCAGGTTTCAAAATTATTTTATCTAAAAAGTCCTGAACTTCTTCGCTTATGGTTTCGGGTGTCGATTTCACGCCTTTTTTGAAAATTTTCATTCTTAATATTTTCCATGGGAATTCGTTTATGGCCATTTTATATGCAACACACGATATGTATGCTATTCCGGATATATTTGCCTTGTCTGTCACCGGCCAACCTGTAAAAGATTTCACGCATCCGGGATATTGTTTCTTAGTAGCTATTTCGGGTATTGCACACAACACTTCCAATGAAAAATACGCTAACGTGAAATACATAATGTAATAGGAATGAACGGTTTGCTCTTGTTTTTTATCTAAAGTTTTGTTTTTGAAAAAATTAACAAAATCGCTCGTTACGTTTTTGTATATAAACGACAATTGGTCGTCGTTAAGCACAATATACATTTTATTGCAAAGTCCGTTGATTATTTTTGTTATGTAATCCACATTTTTTTGCGATACATTTTCATATGCGCTGTTGGTAGGGTCATTAGCTCTGGGATGTAAATCTAATTTTGATAAAACGTTTTGAGGAGGGATTGGCATAGATTCCGACTGATAAGAATCGGAATATTCTATATTTTTAATGACGTATCCGGAATATTTGTCTATAAATTTATCATTATCTTCGCTTAATACACCTTGATCCTTGCATAGATTGGCCATTTCTTGGATATAATTATCGTTTATATGATAACTAATGGCAAGTTTATACATGAACATTGGAACAAGTTTAATGTTTGTTTTAATGCAATATTTCCAGTATGTGGTTTCATCTTTGTTCATAGGATTGGCATCTCGCGTATAATTTGCGCAAAATTTAATCAAATATTCGTATTTTGTTGCGGTTTCTTTCAAATTAATAATAACTTGGAATAAATCCAAGAACGGCGACTGAATAATCTCAAATGGGACGAAAGAAGTGCCAATATCGTATAAAAGTTTGTTTTGTATTAAGGCGGTTTTCTTTTTGTTTATCATATGTAGCGTTTTTTGTTGCATAGCCTGGTTATATTTATTAATCATGAGCGTTTTGAATTCGGCTTTTTTCATGACAATTTCGCTATCAAATGTATTAATATTTTCCTTTATTTCGGTAATTCGTGCAAGTTTTTTAGCAGTATTCAAATTTGCACATAGATTTTTATGTGTAGCAAAGCAATCGCTTTTAATATTGCAAAAAATCTTCGTCCCGTCCATCCCATTGAATTCGGTTGTTGGTTCCCAATTATTTTGGCTGTTTCTTTTAAATATTATGAATTGACCGTCGTTATATAATAAAGCATATTGACCAGGGATTACTTTTCGCATATTGTCACGCATTGATTCGTATTCGTATTTCGCCTCTTCTATTGGAATCTTATATTTTGTCACAAGGGTTTCTATACACTTTTCATCGTCATCTAATTCTTCTTTTGTAAACATTCCATAATTCGTGGGATCATACTCCTTGTCAAAATATATGTCTTTGCTGTTGTCAGCGTCTAAATCGCGGACAGTATGATATTGTTTGCTAAGAAAATATTGATTACATTTATTTTTTTGAAGTTTAATATTATCGTTATCTACCAGATATTTATATGCACTTTTATTGAATTTTGCAAAGTCAACCATGTCGTTTTTTTTAGTCAAAATAACCGAAATGAATGTTTCGTTATTATCTGCATTCATCATCTCGCTTATTAGTTCCGAATTTCCGAGTTGCGTATATTTGTCGCCGTCGTAATAATTTTCTATTCCGTCAAGATAATTTTTTGTAAATGTGGATGTTGGATTATCGGATGGCGGAATTTCTATATTTTTTGTATCTAATATTTTCTGCTTTAGTTCTAAAATTTTATTATTGAAATACTCTGTCAATTCTTTCAAAATATTTACATTTAAACATTCTTTGTCCTTTGAATAAAGAGCCAATTCTTTTAATAAGGAATATAAAGAAATATTGTTATGATTTATTTTTTTGAGACAGTGTTTAATAATCAAAGCTTCTATATTATCGTTTGTTAAATTGTCTATGTATTTCTCATTTATATTTTCTCTTGTAGAAGGAATATAGTGTAATATTTTTTCAAAGAGTGATGTAAATTGGTTCTTTTTATCATGTAAATCGTCGAATGCTTGTTCATAATGATTCTTTTTTTTAATAGTGTAATTGTAATATTGCAAATCATTTACTAAAGCCCGTCTAAGAATATTTTCCGATAAATTTTTGCATTTCTCTCTAATTAGCAAACAATCGGGTAAAATGGCAAATGCCGAAATATTAATGTAGTCGCCTACATTAGTTTGTTGTTCTTTAAATGCGATTTTGTCTATTGTAGGCACATTTTCTTTTACCAATATACCAAATGACACTAATTCGTCGGTTAATTCTTCTGGATTATGTATAAAGGTATTAATTGGTGTTTTTACTTCATGAACATTTTCTAGATAATATTCGTCGAGACCATATTTGTAAAAATTGTCTATTATTTCTAATAATTTTTCATATTTGTCTTCGAATGAATTTGTTGTATCCAATTCGTGTAAATTTTTTATTAAATTGCTAATATGTTCTACATTCGATATATTTGTAATATGCTTATTATCGTTCATTTCGTTAGAAATGAAAAGCCTTTGTTTATTTTTAATGATGGGTATTATCCAGTTATTTTCCAATAATTTATCTATTGTTTTTTCCCTAGAATCTTTTTTCAGTAAATATTTGGTGTATAAGCTTTTGTATCTTTCGGTAATTATAAAAATTTCGTTTAATAATTCTTTACTGGGCTGCGAATTACTGGCTAAAATATCCTCCATCAAATCGTTTATTTGTGTAGAAAGACTGTATGTTTGTTGATAGTCTTCTTTTTGTTCTTTGATCTCTATTGCCTCTAAATAATCTTCGTGAAAAACAATTTTATCAATATTTATTATGTCATTAGCAATTTGACTCTTTTCTTGTTGTTGGTTAAGTTCTGCATCGTATTCGTCGCTAATATCCACATCCGGCGAATTCCGTATGTATATTTTACTAATGTTAGAATCAAGTGGTATTCCTTGATATGCAAAATCAATGTAAATATATACCTCATCTTCGAAACTATGAACTTGTATTTCTATCATATCTTCTTCTATATTTGTTATTTTCCCCGTAAGCACAAAGGGAATGGTGGTATTAAAATGGATATCTATCCACATGTTTATAGAAAATCCGTTTTGTGCTACAAATCCCTTTTTACTATTCCGCTTCAACAAGTTTATGTTTTCTATTAGTTTATTTGTAAGGGTTTTATTTTTGATTGTAAATTCACTAGTAGTATTTGTAATAATATTTTGAACAACAAGCAATTCACTATTTAAAAATGTTATTACATATGTTTGCTGGTGAAATTCTACTAATTCACTAGAATTAATTTGTATAATATCACCCAATTCTAATTGCATTTATATTTATACAATAATAAATTATATCAAAAATCTACAAGAAAATCACAAATGTCGCCATTGACTTCTGTCATATTTTTTTCGTTGAAATTTTCTATATTGTCAATGTATTTATAAATACGGGTGATGTCAATATCATATATGTCATATAATTTTAATATTTCATAATAATCATCTATATTTGGTCTTATGTATTTGAAGTATCTTATTAATAAATCGTATTCCATTAATAGTTTGTAGGATAATTGCTGAAAAAAAGTAGAATTGTTATATTCTGTAGAATATTTTGTCAATATTTTTGTGAAATTTATTTCTTTATTTTTTATGTATTGACATGGGTTTTCTATTTCCTTATGCAATTCGCCGTTTGTTTTCATTGTTTTCAATAAGGAACTTATTTCGTTGAATTGCCATATTTGTTTTTGAAATGTTATTCTGTCCAAATAATCCGAATAACAAATATTTTCTAGTAAATTTGCGTAAAGTTTAATACCCTTTTCTTGTTTTGGATATTCATTTATAACCGTTGCTAAATTTTCATGATATATTAGACCAACAATGGTTCTATGGGTATCATTTATGATGTCGTCGTGTTCGATGAATTTTATTGGACTATTTAAAATGTTGTATACAATATTTTTCACGTCATAATTTTCTACCATAGTATATTTTTGTATGCGAATATTGTTATTTAGTGATATGCTCATATTTCTAAGGCTACCATTCATGTTAATTAAATCGGCGTTATCGATGTTTTTTTTAGTTATTGTTTTATATATGGTTTTCATTTCGTCAGTTGTTGGAGTTTCCAGTTTGTAAACATTGCATACTTTCATCAATTCTTTTATTTTTTTGTCCACAATTACGTTTGATATGCAAATAATTGGATTTACAATTTTTAATTCGAGTTTTTGACGTTTTGTTTTTTTAGGTCTTATCAGTTTTATTAGACTATTTATGCCACCCTTATCTCCAGTATTCATACTTTCAATGTCGTCCATTACAACGACTATTTGTTTTTTTACACCGTTCAATAAATTAGAAACGTTATATTGTGATATTGTGTTATCTGCGATTGTTTCTATTGATGCGCGCGTTCTGGCGTCGCTTCCATCGTAAAAAATCACATCATATTTATCTTTTAACAAATTCATTATAAAGGTAGATTTTCCAACCCCAGATTCACCATGTATGAAAATTCCGCGCTTTGTTGTAATTGATTTATCTTGAATTATATGTTTTAAGGTATTATTTATTTCGCGTGATAAATGTTCTCGGTTTAGTATTTTGTTCAATTCAATTGTTTCCATTACATTATATAAAGGTATATTTTTATTAGTTTTAAACGTGACTAATAATTTCCGAGTTGTTTTAAGTATTTTAACGCGCGCTGTTGTTTATTTTCTATCAACTCGTTTTGTTTCGCCAATTTATAAGCTCTGCTGCTACTTATATAAGCCTGTTGATTTTCTCTTTCTTTAAGACGCTCTTCTCCATCTATACAAGGATCGAGATTTTGTTTACTGCGGAATCTTTCTAGTTCTTGAACATTTTTAAATTGCTGACCTACTTCAATGTAGGCGTTTTCTTTTGTCAATGTGAGACCACTAGATAATACGTTTCGCAAGTCACCATATTGCAGTTGTTCGTTTAGTTCACTGTCATAATTAGTAGGTCGTTCTCCTGTTATATTGTTGTAAGTCTTTGAAGTATATGTTTCTTCCGGTTCCTCATATTTTATGATAGCTTTTGAAAAATTCTTATTTGATTTTAGTTCTTCTTGGTAACCGTCTTCTTCTTCTTGTGATTTAATATATGTTTCGTCGAATAACTCATTGAACTTTTTCAAAAAATCGCGTTTATTTGTAGAGCTCATTAATGCAAATTTAGCTATATTTGGGTCACATGCTTCGTCAAAATTTTCTCGCAAAGTTGCGGATTGACTAGTTCTATTAAATTCGTAAATATATACTAAGGTTTCTAGTGCTTTAACGAAAAACAAATAAACACTTTTATCTAAATTGCACTTATCGGGGTGTGTTTTTAATGCTATTTTTTTTGCGTTTTTAAGATCTTCGTAGGTTATAGGATAAGACTCTATATGAAAAAGATTCATAATATCTTCAACATCGTAGTTTTGTATATTTAAATCTAGTTTACTCATTTAAATATATAAGAGATTTTTGACATTATCTTTTGCCCCAATAATTATTATGGATCCTCTATTTGGTTAAACATTTCATCCACCATTTTTGGATTCACACCAACAACTGAAAATGTTGGATAGAAGTCGGTGTTGTCTGTGGAATAGTGCAATATTGTAGGTAATTTTGTCACTATTTTTTTACGTTTCATCGCACTATATAAATCATAATTTTCGTCGACATCGATGTCTAAAAAACCGACATTTTTTTTTGTTGCTAGCTTTCCATGTAGGTATGGTGCGATTTTTTTACACGGACCACACCATGTTGCACCAAATTTAACTATTAGTGCATTAGTTTTTGTGGATAGAAGCTCTTCGAATTTTTCGGGAGATAAATCCTTTACTTGCATTATAATATAAGCGCTTATTATTTTTATATAATATTATATTTTATTAATATAGAATGATATTGTATTATTTGCTATTGTTTTTAATTTTTATTCACATATTAGCAAAGATGTTTTCCGTAAAAAATATTCAAGAAAGTTTTGGAATGGGCGATGTTAAAAAGGCGATTTCAAAAGAAATGAAAAAAGGTATTGATAAAGCGACAAAACCATTGATGAAACAAATTAAAAAATTAGAGAAAGCAAGCAAAAAATCGATAAAAGAAACCAAGAAGCTAGGCGGGGGGTTCAAAAAGTTGGGGAAAAACGCCAAAAACTTTGGAAAGAATATTAAAAAAGTTTTCGCAAGAATAGGAAAGGGCATCGCCTTATTTTTCATATTTTTATTTAATGTGATTGGGTGTGTAGATAACTTGTTATACGAATTTATTGCAGATAAATATGCGGCTTATTGGGATGATTTAGCCAATACTGAAAAGGCATTGGTTGCTATATTCACTTTGCCTATTACTATCCCATTAGGATTCTTGTATATTCTATATTCGGCATATAGTTATTTTGAGATGTTTCTTTTTCCAAAGCGAGCAAAGAAGCGGCTACGGGATAGTAAAAAATGTAAAAAAAAGACTATTAAAGAAAATTGGAAAAAAGTGGAAAAAACATTCCCATCCTTCAATGATTTTATTAAAGCATTTAATCCGGCGTCAATTTTTGATGGGGTCTTTTAAAGCACATCATTCCAGATAACATGCGCCTCCCAAAAATATTTGCAATATGCCCAAACCAACTCACAGTCGGTCGAATAATGTTCCATTGAAAGTTGTGCCAATCGTGATTTTGGAAGTAAATGTAATGAATCGAATGGTAATACATATTCAAGTTGTTTCATGGGGGTAAACTTAGACGCTTCTTCATTTATAAATTCTATTCCATAAAAGGGCATATGATTATAAAGATCTTCAAATAGTGGCGGATAGTTGTATTTATAATCCCAGTTCCAATTAATAGGAAATCCGCTATAATATTTATAATTCCACTCTAACCCTTCCAAAAAATTTATACAGATTTTTTTTATTGCTATTTTGTTTTCTCTAATATCCACGTCAAATAATTTTTTATAATATAAAAATTTCCAATTTTCATCATAAGGATTTATAGATGTTTCGAGTTTCCGGTCAAAAAACGGCATGTTCATCAAATAATCTTCATTTGATTTACAAAAAGGTTTCTTTTGTTTTAATTTATTAGTATGATGTTGTTTTAATTCGTTATGTTCTGCTTTTGCTAATTCTGCAACTATTATACGAACATTTTCCCAAATAATTTGTCCATTGGTTGGGTCGGTTAAATTTCTTTCTTTGTTAATCGTCTTCGTATATATTTCTATGATTTTTTCTAATCCCTTTTCGCGAATATTTAAACTAGGAAAATGTGGTAAAAAATCGTTACCCATAAAAAATCCCAAAATCAAATAATCGTCTATGGGTATATTTATCGTGCCAGCTAGTTCTTTTATGTCCAATAAATATTGTTTATTTGGGTCCATGTTAACATTAACCGAACGAATAAATGACGGTGTTTCGCGATATAACATAATATTTTTTACATGTTTCAGGTGGTGCAATGATAACATAATAAGGTCCGCATCTAATCCATAAACAACCAGATTGTTTTTATTTTTTTTTATAATTTCTTTATTGGCTCTAATATATTCGAATATTTTGTGTTCGCCTTCGCCTTGAACATCACTCCCGCTGAAAAAATATTTTGTTTTTGCTGAAAAAATATTTTTCAATTTAGTATTTACCTTTTCCATAAACAATGTCCCAGGAGTAATTGCGCAAGTGTCCCATTTTGATTCATCGTTGGTCTTCAACAATCGTTTTGTTAAAGAAGATTTATATCTCCTTGTGCGCTGTTGTTGAATTTTAGCATATGGAGGCAATCCGTCAAATGCGATATACGTGAATTTACTATTGCATTCTGCAATAAGATGTTTAATTTTTTCAATAACGCCTTTTATGATTAGGTCTTCGTCTTTCAAATCTACACACGATTCGTAAATTAGAGAATTTGCATCAATAAATAAAATCACGTTTGATTTTGAATTGTTTGAAAATTCTTTTAAAATAGTATTATATTTCTTAATTAAATGGGTATAATAATATGGAATCCCCATAATATTATATAGTTGTAGCTTTCTGTTTATGTCTATTTTATGGTTTATCGGCAAAACACTTTAATTAATGAACAATAATAACGTAAAATAATATTATTTTTATATTTACTTTTAATATATGAATGGAGATAGCGAGAAAATAACAACTTTTCTAAAAACTAAGAAAAGTTTCTTCAATAAACTAATATTGAAAACTATTAAAGCTATTAATAATAAGAAATATCTTCGTCTTTTTTCAAACAGCGATGTTAAAGTCTGTTTGAACGAATTGTCCTCCATTCAAACAAAAATAAATAACGCAGACACAATAGAGGAATTGCAGATTGTAAACAATAAAATGTCTACGGTTATGAAGGATTTTGGAACTCTTTCTTTGCAAGATTTGATTTCCGTTTGCTACGGGAACACCGAGTTTGATAACAATGATAAATATTGTTTTCTATGTGAAAATTTTATTCCTACTGGATACAATGTAATAAAAGAAAATTTAAATTACGAGAATTTACATTGTGACGAAGTAGAAGAAACTAATAATTTGCATATGAAAGTTAACGGTATTCATATATATTTTCATGATACAGATTCAAAAAAAATGATTATTGTAAAGGGTTATTTGGAAGATATACCACAAATGCTTATAAACAATTCTTATATTACTAAAAGGAAAGAAGAATTTGCGAATTACATAAAGCAACAAAAAATAGAAAATTCTGATATATTATCTAATTTTTCACAATCAATAACCATGAAAGAATATTTACTTTTTTCATCAAGTAAACTATTTGATCTATTTGAAAAATACAATCAAGTAGCAAACCACATGCAAGCAATTACAATTATGACCGCAATTAAAGAATATAGTAATTCAGATATGTTTCATAAACGAATAATTACAATGTCGCTTTTAATAAACTCTAATAATGTATACAATCAATATTTGGCGTATTTGTTATACGATATTCTGAATACGGAAGGTAATATGAACATAGACAACAGTGCACAAACCGAATTATTCGATTCATTGCCTTATTTTTTGAAACAGATTTTTAAAAACACAATAAAAAATACCTTGACTAAAATAGACGAAATTGCTAATATTGATGAAAGCAAAATACCAATTGAGCAACAAATTTGTTTATTGAAAACGTCCGATAATGTAAAGGAAAAAGCTATGCAAAAATTCAAAGAAATCAAATCAAAATCGGAAGATTCGGGATCAAAATCTAGACAATATTTGGACGGATTAATGAAAATACCCTTTTCGGTTTACAAAGAAAACCGAATAACTAAATTATATAACCAAAATAGTAATACATTTTATGAATTACATAAACATTTAGTAAAGGAATATGGTTATAAATCTGAAGAAAATTTAATAAATGATAAAATGATCTTTTCCGAAATTTGCCAGCAAATGAAAGTTATGAAGGACTTTTTAATATCTAAAATTGACAAACCGTATATGAAAAACGCAAATAATGCAATAATTAAAAGAGCAAAACAAATTGTTAAAGAAAAACAAAATTTAACACTTACTAAACCAATAACAAAATCGATGGTTATTGACCTAATTTCTAACAATGAAGAACTTAAAAGAGAAGCATTTGATAAATGCGAAGATATTTATAAAAAAGAAAAGGATTTTTTTAACACATTGGAAAATACGGGGGAAATAATTCAAAATGATATAAAAAACATTACCGAAGACCTTGGAAACGCTATTCATGGACACGACAACGCAAAGCGGCAAATAGAACGAATTATTGCACAATGGATAAACGGTAATAATAGTGGTTATTGTTTGGGATTTGAAGGCCCTCCGGGTATCGGTAAAACATCGCTTGCAAAAAAAGGAATAGCAAAGTGTTTGAAAGACGAAAATAATTGTCCCCGACCATTCTCATTTATAGCGTTAGGTGGTTCTAGTAACGCTAGCACTATAGATGGACACAATTACACCTATGTGGGTTCTACGTGGGGGAAAATCGTCGACATATTGATGGATTCGAAATGTATGAATCCGATAATTTTTATAGACGAATTAGATAAGGTTAGTAAAAGTGAACAAGGAAAGGAAATTATCGGCGTGTTAACTCATCTTACTGATTATACACAAAATGACGGTTTCCAGGACAAATATTTTACAGGTATTAATTTGGATTTGAGTAAAGCCTTGTTCATATTTTCATACAACGATGTTAACAACATTGATAAAATTTTATTAGACCGAATTCATCGTATTAAATTTGATATTATGACTATATCGGATAAGATAGTTATTGTTAAACAGTTTATTTTTCCAGAATTATGCGAGCGCGTCGGCCTAGTAAATAAATTGCATATTGACGACGATACCATCACATATATTATTGATTCGTATACCTACGAACCAGGTGTTCGCAAATTGCGCGAAATATTATTTGAAATAGTAGGGGAAATAAACGTAATCGCGTTGAAAAATGAGGAACCATTAACTTTTCCGATGCATATTACAAAAGAAGACGTTATTAATAAATATTTAAAAAATCATAATATTATGATTAAATCGGTTATTCACAAATATCCTACTGTTGGGCTTATTAATGGATTGTGGGCAAATTCTTTATCTCAAGGGGGCATTCTACCCATTCAAGTTAGTCATTATCCATCTAATACAAATTACGATTTAAAATTGACCGGAATGCAAGGGGACGTCATGAAAGAAAGTATGAATGTGGCAAAATCTTTGTCATTCAAACTTTTAAAAAAAATAGACAACATTGATATTTGCACTACTGAAAAAGATTGTTCAAATAATTTAACTTATTTGAAAAAAGCCATTCATATACATTGTCCTGATGGTGCTACACCGAAAGACGGACCTTCCGCCGGAACAGCAATAACACTTGCAATATACAGTTTGTTGTCCAATAAAAAAATAAATAACGATGTTGCAATAACCGGAGAAATAAACTTATTCGGTAAAATAACCGCAATAGGAGGTTTAGATTTGAAAATATTGGGCGCATATAAGGCCAATGTTAAAACACTTATTTATCCTGAAGAAAACCTATTTGATTTCAATAAGTTTATTGAAAAACACGAATATGTTCTAGAAAAAATGAATTTTGTATCTTGTTCCAGTGTATATGATATTATACATCTCGTATTGTAGCGAGGGCGCCGCTGACGTCCTCATAAGAATCACTATTCTGGTTGTAAGATAAATCTACTGGAAATTTCACCAAAGTTTGTTCTGATTTGCCTGCTTTTTTATAGTATAATGTAAACGTTTTCTCATGATATTGTATCATATTATCAAATACAGTATCTAACGGATCACTATTATTAAGGGTATTGACAGCAGCGACGACACCGTTAATATCAGCAGATATAGACTCATAAATATCTAAATTAACGACACCATTATCCGAGATATCCACAATATCATTAGAGCCAATATCTTCATTGTTGGATAACTTTATGAGTTCACTTTTAATTGCTCCATAATTTTTTGCGTCAATGTTAAATTTATTAACACCAATATAAAAATCTTCTATATTTTTTAGGAATTCTAATTCTTGATCGCCAATTTCTAATTCACGATCTAAAAAATCATCCAGAGATATTTTATTCAACGAACTATCATTCGTCACGTAAAATGTATATGTCGTCAAATCAAATGTATAATTTAAAGATTTCAAAAACATAGTTCTACATGCCGTGTCTGGTTGATAAGAACATAAGGCAAAACCATGTAGTGGTTTATTATAGTATAAATATTTGTCTTTTTCATGATTTTTTTTATAATGGTCATTTAGTATTTTGAACCAATAATATGCACTTACCCCACCCCAAGCAGTTCCGGTAATAAGGGTTATAAGTTTCTTTCTAGTTGTTTCTTCGTTCATGCATTTGGAAATCCATTTAAAATATCCGTCACTAAGTATAATTACTAAAAAAAATATAATTAAGTAAACATTGTAACTTTTATTAAAAAACATCGGCGCTATTAAAGATGTTGCAATAAATGTTAAAATTATTGTAGAAAGTTCGGGTATTTCATAAGAACTGTTAAATATAGTACACTTTTCTTGATAATATGGTTCGTTCATTTTACGGGTGGAAATTATATTCGTTGCAACCAAATACAAACCAAGTGAAATAAAAAGCCCCAACATTAACAATAAGGCTTTTAAATTTTGATAGTAAATTGAAACAATATTTGCACAACAAATTATAAAAAATGGAATAAAGCGTCTAATAAAAAGATTATCATCCTGGGTAAATACCATTGAATATTAATATACATTAATATATTAATATTCTGTATATTTAATTATTGATTTATCACGATGAAGAACCGCATGAGTATTCAGTATTCTTTGTATATTTACATTGAAGTCTATTGGTTCTTACAGAATCAAAATATAAGAAATCCCCGCTTTCATCAAAAAAATAAACTAAATAAAACCATAAAATTCCAGAAGTTAATCCCCAAAATGCCGGCCATATAAGTGTTGTAAATAAATTTTTAATGGATTCCACAGTGAACATATTCTTTTCGTCGCTGTTGTTTAAACAATTAAGGAAACGATATATGAAGTCAATAAAAATTAACACCCCTATAGATACTAAAAGAAAGAAATTATAACTTTTATTGATCAACATAGGTAGAAAAATCATCATGAATAGAAAAGTATATACTATTTGACTATGAATTTTAATGTCGTAAAATTCAAATAATTTACAAAATAATGCTTGTGAATCGTTTCCATCATCAGATTGTCCAGATAGAGCTTTTATAAAGATATATAGTGATATTGATAACCCAAGAATAAATATTAGTGCTTTAAAGTCTTGGTTGAAAATAGATAGAAAAATTAACATAAAGATCAAAATTAATGGAGCAAAAATTATAAGTGTATCAAAAAATTTCTGCATACTTATTATAGTTTATTATTTTTTCTTTTGTTTTTCTTTTGTTTTTTCTTTTGTTTTTTCTTTTGTTTTTCTTTTGTTTTTCTTTTATTCGTCAGTAAAAGAAATTGTCTTTGATGATACTGTAGTTGTTGGATTTTTGAAATACAAGGTTTCATATTCACCACTAATTACTAATTTAAACCCGTTTTTGAAATAACTAACTTGATCAATTGTGCTCAACTCACTTGTTCCTGCTATTGATAACAGTTCAATGTTTTCTGTAGTCCCGACATTTCCCGACGCATCGCTTAATGTTAAATAATTATATGAAAGGTCGTCTCCGTAATTTCCTTGTGTGTAATTGTTAATAATATTAACTGTGTATACTCCTAATTGGTCAACAATAAGACTTGAATTTTTTGGTATTGCCGGATCGTAGTATGCAGGAGTTTCATCATCCGTTGATGATACCCATATTATATAATCCATTACAAATCCACTGCTGTCTAATACTGGATAGCAGTTAATACTGTCGTTAGTTATTACATTATATGGCACAAGTTCTGCGTCTGGGTCTATAATCAATGTTATAACATCTGTTGGAATTGTAACGGACATTGTTAACGTTGCGTCCAATACGGTATTAATATCAATAGCATCAATGTCATCTAAAGACGTTGCTACACTCGAATCGAGTTGCACATTCAAGGATGCTAAAATCAACGCCGAGTCTCCAGTGCTTAATTCGCGACTAGTCTCTTTTGCCAAATTAATTAAATTTTCGTTTGAAACAGATATATCTGAAAAAGTATTAGTTATAAATTGTTCGCGCGCTTCTGTTGTATCGGCTAAAGATTCTATATTATTATTAAAGCTTGTAAATATTTCGCGCATAGAGTCTAACGTGTTTCCAGAATCGCTAAATTCATTATTTGTTGCTAAAAGTTTGCTAGTCGCAGTAATGAATGTATGTGTTTTTTGCATTTCAGGATTGTCGTATGGATTACTAAATAAGAGTTGTTTGTCTATACCAAGTTGTGTCGTGACTTTTGCTATACTTGCTTCTTTTTCTGTTTCTATAAAATCTGCATAAGTAGAATGGATACTTACGATACTACTCAGTCCTAAAAGATTTTGTAATGTGCTTAATTCTACATTTGTTATTGGAAATAACTTAGTCATAAATGAATTGGTTGATAGACTAGCATATTGTATAGGATATTTTGCACTTACAAAATCACCTACGGTTTTTGAAAATAAACTCGCCACTGATAATGAACTCAACGGTGTTAGAATTATTTGTGATCTATCAGTTGTAACATTAATATCATATGTTTCAAAATGAAACATAGATATATTGTTTGTTAATGTAATGGTATTGTTATTAATCGCTACACTGTTTTGCACCCCCCCAACGGCCGATATTGAAAATGCGAATTTTAAAAGACCAACACTTAAAGGATTAAAATCCATTACAAATCTTCCTTCAGAATCACTTGTAGTGGTATGTAAAATTTCTCCGGTTAATAATAATGTTACATTAATAGTTGCATTCGCAATACTATTATTGATAACTCGGGCAGGTTGCTCTGTTTGTCCTGCTGCTATAGAGGCCATAATTGCGGCTATTGTATCATCGGACCAATTAACCATTTCTAAAAATGTAAGATAACGACTTTGATCGCTTAATGCATGTAACTCTTGAAATGAGGGATCACAAAAATCAGACTCTATTTTTGTTCTATCATATAAACCGCCGACCGCATTATAAATTTTATAAGAATTGTGACCACGATAAATTATACTCTCGAAAATATTAATGTATTTTGGTTTTGTTAAAGTATTATACATCTCATAATTTTTTACACTCACTATTTCGTTATTTTTTACTGATATTTCTTTAGTTTGTCTTTTATCTTTAACTGCGTCACTTTCATTAATTGCTTTTTCTTTTTTCTTCATGATAACATCATGTGCAGTCATTACTGGACGATGTGCTTTGTATATAGAAGTTTTCCCTACTTTCATTTATGCGTATATATAATATAGTCTCATATTTTCTCTGGGAGGTAAGTAGTTTCTACTGTAGGATTGCTTGTGCATCCATCTGATATATTACGGCATCGTAAATTCCCATTAGTATTTATAAGTTTGTAAATATTATGTCCTCTATATATTGTAGAAGTGTTGTATAAATTACTATATTTAGGTTTTGTAAATGTGTTATATAGTTCATAACTTTTCACAGCTACAATCTTGTTTCCATTTGTTACAATGGTGTTATCATAGTTTTTATCGAGTTCGTTCAATCCGGCATTTAAAACCTTTTCCTTCTTTTTTTTTATAATATCGTTTCCTGTTAACGGCTGATTATGTATTTTGTAGCACGAACGTATAGGATATTTCATTATATACATAGTTTCGATAAAAGTTATTATAAAAAAAATATTACACGATAAACGATAGCAGCAGGACTCGAACCTGCGAGGGAATATCCCAATGGATTTCAAGTCCATCTCCTTAACCGCTCGGACATGCTACCCTTAAATTCTAAAATTCTAAAATTCTAAAATTGAAACGATAATCTTGGTTTTACAAGAATGCTATTGGAAAAAAATTAGCAAAACGAGATTCCATACCAATGGAAAACAAAGACCACTATCTCATTTTTCAAAACCATTTGCCGATCGCTTTGATCCGGACAGTGTCTAGATATGCAGGATATTGTCAGCATCCGGTTTCCGAAGAAGTTAAACACGTCTTTGCTACAGAATGTCCTAGCACATGCACACAACTTCAGAAACTTGATGTCGAAATTGCTCGTAACAATCTAAAAATATGTGTAAATGAATATTTTGTATATTACATTAGATTTGAGAATTCGCTTCGGACAATGACAGCTCCAGAACAATACAATTTGATGCAAAAATATAGAGCGGTTATGCGATCAGTAAAAGTCCTATACAATGAATTGAGACTCAATATTTCCTTCGATACATTTGTTATGATATGCAGAGTTGCATATAATCGCAAGTCAGTTTCCATCAGAAGTCCCTGCCAGCTATCTCGGTCATATCCATATTGTCCATTTAATCGGGTCGGGGCTTATTCCACTAATATCGCGGACACTGTCGGTCGCCATCCTAAATATTGGTGGAGAAAAGTCGAACTACTAATAGCAGCAAAAAAACTTGGTGTCAAATCACGACATTATTGGACAAAACGCAAAATCCTGCAAAGCATATACCCCAATTTACAATTTTACTAAATTAATATTTAAATTAATATTTAAATTAATATTTACTCCCTTGAATATGAATTATCGCTGTTTTTAATATATTTTCCTACGACGCGCGGATTTTTATTTTTTTTTACTACATCTTCTGTATTATAAATATTATTGTCATCATCTATGTAGTAAAGAATTCCCCCAATGTCCTGTGTGAAAACTTTAATAGTTTTTGATTTCACTTCTTGATTTGCATTTGTAATTCTTCCATTAGGAATGCCTTTCACATGGGTTCCGCAAAATAGACAACCGGCTTTTTTCCTTCTTGTGCACTGTGTATTGTTTGCACGAAGAGCTTCACACCGGTGTTGCGGCTCTACTTCATTTTTCGTCCTAGGTTTTTTCGTAAATGAAGCATCTAGTTCAAAACAAGGATAAGTATTTATTTTCGCAATCAATTCTTCATTTGACACTTTATCGTTAATTAATGTTGTTTCAATGTGTTTTTTATATTTTTCTATATATTTCGTTACTTGCTCTTCAATATTCATTTTATCTTTATCTTATTTATTTATCTTATTTCAATTTTCTTAGGTCTTAAAATTCACATAAATTTGTGAATATTGTCGTTTATATATTTATGAACTTGATTTTTTATTTTTTCGCGATTGCTGTGTTCTTTTATTGTGTATGGCGAAATATGAAAAATCCTGAAATATTTCACCCAAGTATTTATAATTAGTTTTAGGTCGTAGTTTTTATATTGTTCTAAGATATTTATATTATATGTCCGCTTTCTTGTACGAAGATTCACAACATTGTGAAACTCATGTAAATATTTTATAAGAGAATCTTTGTTGTTTACTATTTTTCGTATGGGGTTTTTTTGTAAGTATGTTTTTGCATGAAGTCTGCAATCTGGGCAAGGTAAATTCGCACATACCAATTCTATCATTGTTATTAGATTTGGTATTTCCTGTTCTACATTTATTTTTGCGGCACATGTATGAAATAGGGCCCATGTGAATTTACCCCAATATAGCTCTTCCTTCATATTTCTATATAAAGATAAAAAATTAACTAAAATAATTGCATAATGGAGAGTTTCTTAGAAAAGCTCAATGCGCCCGATAACGATGAAAATATAAATTCATCCGAAGATATTTGTTTGATTGGTTGTGAACCGCTGGATAATACACAAATTAAATTAGAATGTAATCATTCGTTTAATTATATTAATTTATATCACGATGCTTGTTTTCAGCAAAAAAATGTAAAATATGCAGCTTATATTCTGAAAGTAAATCAACTGAGATGTCCTTATTGTAGAAATGTTCAAGAGAAACTTCTGCCTTATAAAAAATATGAAAATGTGGAACGCGTTCATGGTGTAAATGCGCCCTTTAAATATACTATGAAAACACACAAATGCGCCTATGTATATCGGCGTGGTAAAAATAAAGGGGAGATATGTAATAAAGAATGCGACGAACCTTTTTGTAATGCGCATGCAAAATATTATAGTAGTTAATAAATAATAAAATAAATAATAAAATAAATAATATTATTTTATATGAATAAGTTGTTTATATTCAAATTAGGAATGAGTGGTTGCGCGGTTTGTTATGTATGGTTATTACCATTATTATCTAAAATTGGATTTAGTGAAAGTGATTCCGATTCTATATCGGCATTCATAGCCAACCCACCAGCAACTGGCGCAATGGCGGCAATATCATTTATTCCTTTAACATTAGTATGGGAATATCAGGATATTGTGTTGGAAAATTTGCCATTAATAAATGATTGTAATATAGTTTGGTTATCTAATACGCTATATTATACTACTGCAATATATCAAGTTTCTTACGGATCGTTTTTAATATGCACATACGGATATGTAAAAAGCTGGGTTCATAGTATTACTGTGGTATGTTTTTGCGGTTCTTTTATTGGACATTCTTTGCTTACCTTGAATTATTCTACTCCTTCTAATGTTACGAAAGGTATATTGGGAGTTGGTTCGGCGTCTGGATTAATCTTAATAGGCTTGAGTATATTAAATATATCTAGCATGTGGTTTTGGTTTTTCGAATGTATTGGGATAAGTGCAATGTTTATATATACGCCAATAGAGTGGATTATTATTAGAAATAAAATAAAGTTAGCAGATACAATAGAAGGGTCGCCCGAAGAAGGTTGTTATGGACCCCCGAGTATTAAAAGATATGAAGGGTGTTTTTATACTAGTTCTAATAGCCAAGAAATGCAAGAAATGCAAGAATTACAAGAAGGACTCCTTTCTAACGACGATAGCGAAACCATATAAATAGTATTTGAATTTTATATTTATTAATAGATATTTGATAATGCGAAATCTTTTGTTTAATAATTTTTGTAAAAGAATGTTTACGAGTAATTTAAAAAAAGGAAATATCATAAAAACTAGGAAACCATTAATCGAGTTTACTGTAATGCTTCCTGGTATAAAAAATATAGACCAGGGATTTATAGTAAAGGGGTATGAAGGTATGTCCATTTCCGACGTAGCTAAGCAATATTCTAATATAGGAGCCAATAGCCTTGGGCTTTATATTGAGTGTGCGTGTGATGGTTTAATGGCGTGTTCTACATGTCATATTATCATTGATGACAAGTGGAGTAAAATAGTTGAACCACCCGACGAAGCAGAACAAGATATGATAGACCTTGCGTATGATTCGTGTTCTACATCAAGGTTGGGTTGTCAAGTAATTTTATCAAAGAAACATAATGGTTTGATTATTCATATCCCATCTGGTGTAAATAATATGATGGATAATATCCCATTCAAAGATCGTTAAATAGATTTTATTGTTAATGGTCCTGTTACAATCATTCTACATACTCGGATTTTTTTTCCATTAACAATACATAAACATGAACCACAGTCTCCTTTGCAACAATTAAATCTAATTGGAGCTCCCGAAGAACGTATAACATCAATAACCCGCTGTCCTTTTAATGCTTGTATTTTTTTACCACATACATTTACTTCTATACTTTTTCCTTTTTGAAAAACTTCGTTTTCAAAAACTTCGTTTTCAAAAGCCTTATTGAATCCATCTAAAAATCCCATTTTTAATTTGGGTTTTCCACGAAAAGCCGTATTGCGTGTTTGTTCATTTTGTGAAAACGCGAAAGCACAATAAAGTAATGCATATAGAACTTTCATATGAAAAATTTTACTTGATTATTACTGATATATTTAAGTTGTATTTGAATTTTATATTTAATCATAGTTTAACTATTGGCACCTTTTTCACATTATGATTTATTTCTGATTCTTGTGCAACGAAATTATAAACACTTTCGTCGTTTTTATAGTCATTAATGTAATAGATTTTTTTAACCCCCGCTGCAATTAACAGTTTAGTGCAAGTGAGACAAGGAAAATGTGTAATGTAAGCTTCACAACCGAGGCAACTTACACCGCGTTTAGCACAATCTATTATTGTGTTTTGTTCTGCATGAATAGTCGCCACTTCATGACCATCTTTGATAATAGAATTATGCGGAAATCCTGGTAAGAACCCATTATAGCCAAGTGAAACAATTCTATTATCTTTTACTAAAACACAGCCTACATGAAGACGATTACAACAAGAACGTTTGGATGTTGTTATGCATATTTCTTTGAAATATTCTTGCCAACTTATTCGTTCGTTCATTAATAGTATATCTAATTAATTATTAAATTATTTCAATTTCTTACTTAAATCTATATTTGTTTTACTATTCACAAATGAAAACTTTTCGAAAAATCATATTGGGGATTTTTCTTTTATTTAGTTATAAGTCCAATGCTCTAAGATGCATATCGTCTACACCTATAACTTTGTCCGCCGACAAAAAACCCAAAAGTTTTATGATTGATATTGATGGAACTATATGTAGTACTCCAAATAGTGACTATAATAAATGTCTTCCTAAATTATATAATATTGCTCTTTTTAATAAATTATATGATCAAGGACACAGTATACATTATTGGACTGCGCGCGGAGCTAATTCAAAAATAAATTGGGACGAACTCACAGTGTCTCAATTGAAAAAATGGAAAGTAAAATACACGACAATAAATATGGATAAACCTCATTACGACGTTTGGGTTGACGACAAAGCAGTAAATACACATGATGTTTCGCCAATGCTATTGGGTGTGGTATACGATGATTATTATTAACAGTATAATATATATATGCGTTTTTCTGCCCCAGTTATGGCTTTTTTCTTTGCGTTCAAAAACACTATTAGAATAAGTCCACTAACCACATTTAATAACGATATATATCATTATAACCCGACATTTGATATTTACAGATATGGCAGTAAAGATAGAAAGTTATTCAAAAAAAGATACAAACATCTAGTGCAAGATCATCATGTAATACCGAAACAGTTAAAGGATCATGAACTAATTAAAACCATATCATATGACATAAACTCGGCAAATAATTTAGTAATAATGCCTACAATGCAAGGTATTTCAAAATTAAATTTAGACCCCTCCCTCCAGTGTCATTATAAAGGTCATACAAAGTATAATGCATATGTCAAACATACTTTGACTACTATTTATAAATCATATCATACTTTAGATGAAAAGAAATATATATTTTGGCTATTTTACAAATATCTAAAGGAAAATTGTAAATACATAACTTCGGATATTCCGTGGATTTGATTATCTTATCGTTTATTTATGTGATTTTATGGTTATATATATATAAATGAATCATCAATATAAATTACATAAATATTTAGATTTATTCGTTTATGAGCCGGAACCCGAGCCCGAGCCCGAACCAGAGCCCGAGCCTGAGCCCGAGCCCGAGCCTGAGCCCGAGCCCGAGCCCGAGCCCGAGCCTGAGCCCGAGTCCGAACCCGAGCCCGAACCAGAGCCCGAGCCCGAGCCCGAACCAGAGTCCGAACCCGAGCCACAATCAGAATCAATTGATAATTATAATTCAATGTTGTATGATATAGAAAATACGGTCTTTTCTATAACCCCAAATACAGCCGATAGCACTACAAGAAGCACTGCAGATAACATAACATTATTAAGAGATAATAACTACATCGTTACTGGATTCGATGCTTCTATGATTGATGCTAATGGGATATTGGATTTTAACGATTTAAATAAACTTGCTCAAGAGCGCACTGGTGACATTCATGCCCGAATAACAACAATAGGACAAACGGTTGATGGGAGCGGCGCATTTCAAGGAGTAGAAAGTATTACAGAGATTAGATTCAATATTCATCTTACATTACTAGCCCGCTCGTCGTTTCAAGATTGCTCAAATTTAACACAAATACATTTTCATAATAGTAAAAACTACAATTTACTTTTGGGTAGGTCGTCATTTAAAAATTGCACCAGTCTAACAAGTGTTGTTTTCCCACCTTGTATTACAGCAATACCCGCAAATTGTTTTGAAAATTGTCAATCATTAACTACTATTGAAATGGAAAATGTTACATCATTAGCTACTTATGCGTTTTATTCAACTGAAGTCGTCGATATTCCCATCAATTCCCAATTAATATCATTAGAAGAAAATGTATTTAGTAATACCAATAAATCATACCATCTTATATACAATAATGAATATAGAAACATTTCAAATCCTTATTTGTCTTCCTATTCGGGTATAAATATTAATTTTTTAGATTCGGTAAATACCCTTTCAGTTACCAATCTTTCTAGTATTTCTGGATGGCAACCGATAGTTAACAACATTGTTAGTAATTATCCATCTATTGTTTTTAATGAATATAATGATCTTGGCACAGCCACAGAAGTAAATGTGGTATTGCCCATTGACTCTACTATTCAATTACTAAGTGATCGCACCATCATAACCGATAATACTAGCGGGACGAGTCAAACTAAATATGTGGAAGTTGATAATTTTATGGTTACGACATCTACATACAAACTAAGATTGGAAGATAATAGTGGCAATCCAATAACCGAAGAACTTTATTTTCACTCCGATATATCTGGCATTGAAAGTATTTCTACCAATGTAAGTATACTATATCCCAAAACTGCGGCATATTCGGCAAATAAGTCTAAAAGTCTTACATTAGATAATATTGATTCAAGCGGCACATTTTATTTGAATGTGGAAACATCTTTTATTAGTTATTTTTCTATTGGACATATAGACGATTCTCAATATGATGGGTCTTTTACAAAGCTTATAAACATTATTTACGAATCTTCTATTGAAAAACCGCAAAATATCTTTCGATTATCATTAGATACAAGCAACAATTTTGAATTTTCTAGCACATTTGCTACATTAAATAATGGAATCGATAATATACTAGATAAAAATATTTATTTTTCCGGCAGATCCGGTTATGAATACATAATGGACATTTCACAAACAGACATCAGCGGATTAAATGCAAATATCGCAACAATAGATGTTAGTGGAGAGGGAAACATTGATTTTAGATATAATAGTTTAGAAAAGACTACTGATGATCGTGTATATATCGATTATGATACAAATAGTTATAAAATTTCCTGGCTAGGAAATATAAAAATTGAGTGGCCAACAGACGAAACAACCGTGGTATTAGTAGATGGTCCAAAGATAAATTTTAATGATGGTGAGAATAAATTGACCTTTATCCACAATCCATTTCCAAATAGCGCAGATATCTCATATTCTACTAACGTTGTTGGACTAAATATGATTTTGTCGGATAGGTATAACGTTACTCCTGTTGTATATAATCTAGTATCTATGGTAGACCAAAACGACAATCGGTTGTTAAATACAATTAGTCTACATAATATGAAAGACGAATATAGTGTATTTATGATTTATACTGATGCAAGTGGTTCAGATTTCGAAGCCGAGTTGGAAAAATCGGATATTAGCGGTATATCAAATACTAGCACTTTCACTTTATTCAAATTCAAAAATTCAACGGACACCTCCTTATTATACGAATTGACAAATAGTATCATAAATCAAAAAGATATTACAAATCTGTATATAAAAGTCAAAGACGCCAGTGGCGAAACAGTATTTGATAATTCGGAAAATGCCATAGATGATGTGAATATTAGAGCAATAAAGAACGCGGTTGCGGTTGACGGATATATTGCAAATGCTAGTGTATATTTACATACTTATGACAGCACCGCAAATACTGTAAGTGATGTTTCTAGCGCACCATTTTCAGTAACAAATGATTTGGGTATCATCGATACTTTTAATTATTATGACGGATTGGACGATAACACGCCTTATTTACTAAGTGTCGTTGGAGGTAAAGACCTTGCAACAGATTTATCCAATAACGTTACCTTATATAAATTAATGAATACCGATCAAGACTTTACAATTACTTACATGACTACTTTGATTGCATACTATGTTATTCACGGTATGTTAAAAGAAGAAGCCGAGATTAGGGTAATTACTCTATTTCAACTTGTATATTCTTACAACGCAGATGTAAATAACTACGATCCTCTGTATAATCTTATAACAGAAAATAATGGAATTATTGAACCAGGGCCCGCGGCCATTACATACAAAGAAAACACTTATTTAAGTATATTGATAGATTTATGTATCCGTGGTGGAAAATCGCAAGACGATGTAATGTATGCTATCGTAAGTAAAGAACAAGAATTTACTCCTACAACATTAAATGACGCATCGTTTATAGAAGGTGTTATAGACAATATGGTCTTCCCTACTATAGATGCTAGTAATTTAAATACAAAAATAGCAAATGTATTTTCGGTTATAAACGACGACACCTCCACTGGTATAACTTTGGCTACTAATATAACCAAAGCTAAGATTTTACTAAACGATATTGATGTATTTACTAACATAGAGGCCGCGACATTTGATGCATCCTTGGCTTTAATTCCTGATGCTAGTATAAATATTTTCTTGCATCCTATTTTAGACGATCCAGATAATATCACAATTGATAGCAATTTTGATGGAACCACAATCAATACTCTAACATATGAATACGATGGTCTCGTTTCCGATATTTCTTGTAATTTTAGTGTCGGTGGTTCATATTTTGACGAGGCAAATAATCCATTTTATATTACACACGACGATATTAACAAGAGTCTAACTATTAATTACGACCCCACATTAAACGGAGGTATGATAAGTCAGCGATTTATTGGTGGAGATTCTAATCTTTTTAATGTAGATGAATTTTTTACCGTAAATCTTGTTTTACAAGATTCTATTGTTTTGACAAAGTATTTCGTCTTGACTATAGAAAAGTCCAATAATGGCCCTTTATTGAAATCTGGTATTGCGAGCGAACAAAATATATATTTGTTGGCAAACGATCTTGTATCTGATCCGATAATCTTACACATTAACGATTACTTTGAGGACGCAGATTTAGATAGAATTTATTGGTCGTATAATTCCAGCAAAGAGTTGTCTTTTGACCAATCATTTGATTTTAGCGAATGGGATTCTAGTAGGAACGACGCTACATATACAACAATTTATAATAAGACTTTTGGTGTAACGGATAATATAACAACAAGTGATGTATCTATTTCACTGTTCGTTCATTTAGAAGACGCACTAACTAGTCCAGTAATTCTTGATATTAACGGAACAGCAATTGATTCGATCAAAACAATTATTTCCGAAAATGTTGGAGATTATACACTCAGTGTCAATAAATCTGGTGCAACATTTCATATTGTTGATGATGTTATGCGAATTAAAAACAATGCGCTGGGATTTAGATCAACCGCACAAACATTTGAAGATAGTTACAATATAAATGCTATTGCTAGATATACAGCAAACAACGGTGTAATAGAAGAATCGTCTAGTCAAACATACACGATTGTTGCAATTAATCCGGTTCAAATAAGAAAAAGCACTTTTAGAATAAGAGACCGCGGATTATATCCCATTAGTTATGATGAAATTTTTTCGTCTAGTTATATTACAATATTAGACCCATTCCCCTCAAACATTAATCCGGTGGATATTTCTTACAGTAACGCAAACCGAGAAATATATCTTCCGGATTACACTTTCGATAATGGAATATCAAGTATTGATTTATTAGTAGACCAGGGAAATTTCTATAATAGTGGAAATTTGGTGTTTTCTCTTACCATGACCTTTGATTATAGTTTGCCAGAGCCTGAACCTGAACCTGAACCCGAACCTGAACCCGAACCCGAGTCCGAACCTGAACCCGAACCCGAGCCCGAGCCACAACCCGAGTCCGAACCCGAGCCCGAACCTGAACCTGAACCTGAACCCGAATCCGAACCCGAACCTGAACCCGAACCAGAACCTGAACCCGAATCTGAACCCGAGCCAGAACCCGAGTCAGAACCTGAACCAGAACCCGAACCAGAACCTGAACCCGAGTCAGAACCCGAGCCCGAGCCCGAGCCTGAGCCTGAGCCCGAG